AGGTAATAGGATTGACCGGAGTATAGCGATACTTCCCATAACTTTATCTATTTGAGGAGCTGGCGACTGCTGGCTCTTTTTTATATTTCACGAATCTAAATTAAAGGGGCGATGATCAAATGAATTATGTATCAGTATTCAAGTCAGTAGGCAAGTGGGTTGCCGAAACAAATGAAGGACAACGCGTGGAATTAACGTATGTGCCAAGGCGTCAAAACGAGCATTTAATCGATGCCACTGGCGAAGTAGTAGCTAAGAAATGTTCAGTATGCAACAAGATGGAGCTTGCCACGACGGAACATTTTCGAGTTGATAGTCGCCGACTTGCGGGCCTGCAGCAAAAATGCAAAGCCTGTCATTCGGAATACGACAAGGTCAACAAACGATTTGGACTTTCGGTAAACGGCGGACCAAAAAGAACGCAGAAACCGAAAGCACAGCGCGAATTCAACGATCATGGCGAATGTGTTCGCAAAGTTTGTCCGAGTTGCGAAACGCCGAAAGATTCGTCGCAATATACCAAGTGGGCGAGCAATTCCGACGGCTTAAAGGAGTATTGCAAGGATTGTTATTCATCTTTAGCAAGTCCAATGAAAGTAAGCGTACAAAACTTCCGCGCAATTCGACACGGATTGCCTGGAACGCTAACGGCTGCTGAATGGAAATATGCAGTTAACGAAGTATTCGAGAGTGGTTGCGCATTAACTGGCGATACGGACAACGTTGCATTCGAGCATATGATGCCATTATCGAGCGGACAAGGCGGAACGACGATTTGGAACGTATATCCGATTTCGCAGCGATTAAACTCCTCGAAAGGTAAGCGAAACTTTTTCGAATGGATTGAGTTACCACATGTTAAAGCTCAAATCGATCAGCAAAAGGTCGAAAAGCTAATCGAACACCTATCGAGCCAATGCGACATGAATCCGCGCGAATACAAAGCTTTTTATAACTGGATGTACCGAAATCAACAACGAACTAATGCGGGCATGAACTCGCTTGAGTATTACAAGTTAGTAATTCGAGGTAACCAACGAGTTAGCCAACGCCAATTTAAATTAAACGAGGGAGTGTTGTAGATGAACGAACTATCAGCGCAATTAGATGAGATTTTCGATCTAGTAAAGGCATTAGACGAAAAAATCGACGTCATAATCAAAGGCGGTAAACGCGATGAATAAAGGATACTATTTTGCATACTCACCGAATCTATATAAATTCTTACGCGACAATGGTGCGCGTTATATTGCAACGGGCCTAAACGAAAACACGCATCGCCAATTTTGGCTTTACGAAAGAAACGCGAAGCTAAGCGACCTGTTAACGCAATACCAGGTGAATAAGCCCGCGTAATTGCGGGCGTTAAGTCGAAAGGAGTTATGTTAAATGAAACCATTTGAACCAAGCGTTGATTACACGAAAGTCCACAACGCACTTTATCAACTATATACGAAACTGCCCGACTTTAAGGCGGACCATATCGTTATGTATACGGTACTAATGTCGTATTACAACGAGTCGCAGGGCTACGCTTTCCCGACGAAAGCCGAGCTTGCATTGCGGTTGAACTGCGGCATAAACAAGCCGACAGGACTAGCGAAAGTACTTGAAAAATACGGCCTTATTCGTTGCGTGCCGAGGCATAAAGCCCACGTTGGCAGTAACGATATTTATTACGTTTTTGCGCCGATCACAAGCGCCCAAGAGTTCGCCGCCAAGTATCCGATTGAAAGTGCGGAGTATGACGAGCGTGCGCGCCGATTATTAGAACGTAACATTAAGGCGGAGGCTGACGAGGTTATCGAAAGTTTACCGCAAGAAACCGACGAGTTGTCCGATTGGTTATAACCGACTCACGAAAACAGTGCGCTCGACTCACGGATTCCGTGCGTACGACTCACGAAAACCGTGCAGTATAAAGATTTATTCTATAAAGATTTACGTTATAAAGATTTAAAGATTGCGGCTCATTACATTCGCCGCCGTCTTTGTATTAAAAGATTAGCGAAATTGTAGTGATATACGTTGATAAAGATAAATGAATAATAGCGTTATATTTACGGAATAAAACGAAGCTTGAACGATTGGAGGCGAAAGAGGATGGCGAAACAACTAAACGAAAAGCAGCTCGCAGCGATTCAATTTTTAGCGATTCCTAAACGCGGAGGCTTAACGTATGAACAAGTTGCGGCGGAGGTTGGAATCACCGATAGAACGCTAAGAGATTGGCGCAAGGACGACGACTTTAACGACGAGCTCAAGCGTCAGGTTATGCGGAGTACGCTCGACAGGTTGCCGGAGATTATGGACAGTATTCCCGACCATATTATTCGTGATGGAAATGCGGCGATGTTCCGCACGTTCCTACAGGCACACGGATTATTAACGGATAAGGTCGAGGTTAATACACAAGGCAATAACGCTGACATTGACGGAATGAAAGCGGAGATTGAAAGAATACGGAAATTACGACAAGAAGGATAATATTAATAGAAGGAACACGGACAATGCTACGGAATGGATTTCCGATGGGTTCCTTTTTACCAGCGTTGAGGCTTTGGCGCATGGGTAGGCTGAACACTTTCGCACGATCGACGGAAATGCCGTAATGATGTACGTTGTCTGACGTTGCATATCACTGTATGTATACGCAAATCTAGTATACATAACATAGGTTATAGGGAATTCAACGCATGTATAAACGTTGTCGTAGCGCGATTAACGACTTCCGAAAGTTTATCGAGTATGCACGATTTTATACATCGCAGTGTTGGCGCGAGTTTGAGCGGTCGATCGTCCGGTAAGGAAGGCGGTTGATTGCATAAACTGGCGCCTATTTCCCGTAATTATTTCCGAAAGAGGTACGAAATTCAACGTGTAAAATTACACCCCGGGCGGTCCGTTTTCGGCCAGCCCCCGTTCTCGTGCTTTTTACACACGGATATTAAAAAATCACTTTGACTTACAACGAATAAAACCGCCAACGCCTCTTATTGCAATGCGGACCGGTGGCGGTCGATAAACACGGAAGGAGGACGGTTATGGCATGGCTTGATAATCGTTGGCTAAGCGCAGCTGAACGCGCAGAATATATCGCAATCTATACGGAATATCTTGACGCAATCGACGAGCAGTACGGCGATGACTTGCCAGCCGGAATCCTAGCGACCTACTTCGAGAAATCTGCGGAGTACGAACGATTACGACGTATTGACCGTTGCGAAGGTAACTTGCTCGAATTTGCGCTCGAGTATTTCAGCGAGGCGCACAATCCAGGCAACGACGGTAATTGGGAAGGCTTCGACATTACTGACGCCAGCCAAGCGCCAGCCTTTCACAGCGAAATCACGGACATTATGAACGACGTCTCGAACGTAACTAAAAACGCAAAGATAGCCGTAGCAGCCCCGCGTGGACATGCAAAATCGACTTACTTATCGAAGGCGTTCCCGTTGCACGAGCTCGTTTATCGCCGACGTAAATATGTCATTATGATTTCGGAAACGCCGAAGGTTGCAAAAGCAAACCTCGATTGGGTACGCGACCAAGTTAAATACAACAAGAAACTACGTGAGGACTTTGGCGCACTATTATCGCCGAAGGACCAGGCGAATATTCAAGACAATAGCGAAGGGTTTATCGCATGGTTGCCCGAAGGCGATCATAAGCGACAAATTGCGCTACTTGAATCGGCATCCGTTGGCGGAGCCATTCGCGGACGTAACTGGAATGGGTCGCGGCCCGACTTAATTATTTGCGATGACTTAGAGGATGCGCGACCAGGTGGTAATGCAAGCACGCCGGAACAACGCCAGTCATTGCGTGATTGGTTTACGCAATCGGTTATTCCGTTAGGCGATCCGAAGGGTGAGCGGACTGCGACTGTAATGATGGGAACTACGGTACATGCAGATTCGCTTTTAATGCAAGTTCTCTATAAGCGTAGTGACTTTAAAACGAAAGTCTACCGCGCCATTATCGAACAGCCGGAGCGCGCTGACCTTTGGGAGCAATGCCGACAAATTTATACGGACCGCGAAAACGAAAACAGACTCGCAGATGCAATCGCCTTTTATAAGGAACACGAAGCCGAAATGCTAAGCGGGAGCGCGGTACTTTGGCAAGAAGGAAAGCCTTTGTGGATTCTAATGACGTGGAAATGGGACAACGGTTCGAAGGCATTCAACACGGAATACATGAACAATCCGATAGACGAGGAGTCGATGATTTTTAATCCCGAGACTTTCACGTATTGGGACGACACCAACCGCGATCGTAAATTCGAGCATAAGTCTTACACCATTTCGCTAGGCATTGACTTCGCAATGGGTAAGCAACGCGGTGACTTTTCCGCACTCACGGTTGTCGCAAGGCATCGTGAAAAGGGTGGCGTTTATATCATAGATTCATACATCGAACGCGTTAAGCCTGACAAGTACATTGAGGTTATCGTCGACAAAGTAAAGCATTGGCAACCTGACGTCATTGCTGCGGAGGCTCAGGCATCGCAAGAATTTTTCGTCGATACACTAACGGAACGACTGCGCGCCGAAGGCTACCCCGCCAACACACGCGTTAAGAAAATACATCAAAGGTCACGTAAGCAACTACGTATCGAAGCGATGTTGCCCGAGATTGAAAACGGCACGATTCGATTTAGTAAGCGTCACGCGTTATTGCTCGAGCAGTTTGAACGCTACGGACAAGGCGCTCATGACGATGGACCCGACAGTTTGGAAATGGCTATCGCAGCAAGCAAAACAAGATCAAACGTTGTAGCAACAGTAAATAAAAGAACACGCTAGGAAAGGAGGCGCTTAAATGGCTGAAAATATGCCGTGGTTACGGCCGGACCAAGAATGGCTTACGCCTGCCGAGATGGAACGTATTGCACGCGTTATTAAACTATATAATCGCTACGAAGGCGAACAGGTATGGCTAAACTATAAAAAGCCCGCTGAGCTCGATTACGACCCCACATTACTAACGATTAACTTCGACCGCCTACTTGTCGATACGATGGCAGCCTGGGAGTTTGAAATGGCGCCAAAGTGGGAAGTAGAGCCCGACGTAATAGACAATCCCGTTGATATGGTGTCTGAAGGATATACGCCGAGCGCTGAACAGGATGCAGAAAATCGTAAGGCCGCAGCTAAAGAGCAGCTTTTGAATTGGGTACATCGCGATAATCGTACGCATGAAAAACTATTGGAGTCTGCGAAGGACCGTAAAATAGCCGGAAGCGTTTGGGCTAAAATCGTTTACGATAAACGCACAGGTAAAATACGCCTAAACTTCCGTCCCGACTTCGAGGTAATAGCGAAATACAATCACGACGACGAAGAATTACTTGAAGAGGTACACTTCCATCACTACCTTGACGATCAAAGTCGTATATTGTGGAAGCAATCATTCTACCTTGAGTGGAACGAAGCGGTGGGTGATTATGAGTGTTTTATCCACGAAGCAACGTACGAAATTGACGAAAATAACGACATTTGGCTGACTGACGAGAAGGTGCCGCGTAAATCTATGGGCCTAAACTTCATTCCCGTCGTCGAAGTGCCGAACGAACGCCTAACGGGTATGATGCGCGGTTACTCAGAAATCGATAAAATCAGCGCCATCACGGATGAAATCAATCGCAAGCTAAGCGACTATTCCGATGCGATTCGCTTCGAAATGTTCGCGATTACGTTGCTAATGAACGTCGACAATTCGAAGGGACTCAACGTGTCACCTGGCGCAATGTGGGACTTACAAGGTGCGGGCGGACTACTGGAAGGCGAGCGACCTGACGCGAAGAAACTCGAATCGAATTTCAAGTTTAAGGAAGCGGTCGAAGCGTATCTCGACCGACTATATGCTAATCTACACAAAATCGCCGAGGTGCCGAGCGTGAACACGGCGGAAATGAACGTCGGCGGAATTAACGATATGGCGGTTAGATTGTTGTTCTCGTCTATTATTTCGAAAACACAGCGGTCGTGGGTCGTATGGCAGTCACGCTTACAGTTAATTAACGAATATATCCTTCGTTATATGAAGGCGCGTAAAGAGGACGGAAGGTTTGTTTATGATCGCGATTTAGTTGACAGCCTTGATGACAACTTCGATAACTTTGTTCATTTCCGTTTACCTTTACCGGAGGATCAACTCGAATTAATCAACCGATTAACAACCGAAATGACAAGTGACTTAGAGTCGATTAAAGGCGCATTAGCACGTAAGGGCGTTGAGAATCCGGAAGCTAAGCTAATGGAGATACTGGCCGAGCGTAGACTATTTCGCAGCGAAAAAGACCCATATAACGAAGGACCTCAAATATAGTACTAAAAAGAGCACAGGATTTACGGAGGTGATTTAACGTTGAATACACGAAAAACCCAAGTAGTACAAATCGATTTAACCGAAAGCGCGCAAGCCGTCACGTTAGCGCCAATGATTCAGCACGACTCGAATACGATTGACTTCGTCGTTAGCGCGGACCTTTCGAATATCGGCAACATCGTGCTTAACTTTAAACGGCCCGACTTCGAAGTCGTGTCGCGATTCTTGACGCCAGTCGGCGCAGTTTTAACTTATAATCTTGGCAGCAGCGAAATGGAGCTCGCAGGCACATGCGAAATCGACTTGCAATTTTTCAGCGCAGATAATTCGGAGCGTATTTCGACGAAGCGCTTTAAAGTAGCATTAGTCGCGTCAATCGGTGCCGAAGCGCTTTACGAAAGTAACGAAGAATTAACGGTGCTGCAGACGTTATTTAACGAGGTTAACGAGTTAGTCGAAGCGACTGACACGGCACAAATCTACGCGCAAGCACAAGGTGATTACGCTAAAACGCAAGGTGATTCGGCGCATGCTGCGGCTGATCGTGCGAATGCCGAAGCGGACAACGCCGTCACACAAGCGGTCTATGCGAAAGCCCAAGGCGACATCGCAGCGGAGAAAGCCGCGCTTGCTGACGAAAAAGCAACGCTTGCTCAAACCGAGGCGGCCAATCTCGCGCAGTTAAAAGCGGAAGTTATCGCAGGCACATCGGCGGCTAACGAAGCGGCGACCTACGCTGACGGTCAAGGCGATTATGCGAAAACACAAGGCGACTTTGCGAAGTTGCAAGGAGATTACGCGAAGGCTCAAGGCGACATTGCGGCGATTAACGAGCCCGACCGTGTTGAAGCCGAAGCAACTCGTGTTCAAGCGGAAATTGACCGTACTAATTCGGAGGCCGCGCGTCAGTTAGCCGAAGCCGAGCGCGCAAGCAACGAAGTTGCTCGCCAGGAGAACGTAGCGAATATCGTGTCAAGCGGAAACTTAGCGATCACTAACGCGTTTGAAGCGGTGCGATTGGCTAACGATGCGGCGACTAACGCAACTAAGGCGGCAGTCACCGTCGATGCACAAGCGGCGCACGCAAAGGCGCAAGGCGATTACGCAAAGCAAGTGGCCGACGAAAGTAAATTCGTGTGGCTTACGCCTGTTGCGAACTTTGCGGCGATTGCGACGACTTATCCGTCGCCGGTTTACGGCTCAACGGTGATTACGATAGACGATCAGAAACAATACCGCTATACAGGCGCATGGCTATGGACGGGTATCTACAGTTCTAACGGCGTGACGGACCTGCAAGCGAAACTTGCGGACACCAACCGTCAAACGCAAACGTTAACGCACGGCACGCAAATCGTCAGCTCGCCGCAGAATAGTCCGGTAGATTTAGAGATTAGCGGACGCACGTTGACGTCGCTCGGCATGTCGAACTTGGAAGCGAGTAAGACGTATGTCCTAGCCGATAAAAAATTCCGCATCCGTGACGGTGGACGTGAAGGAACGCAGTATAGCGGAGTGGCGAAGTTTGCGAAAGGTGCTGCGGTTGTTTTAACGAAAGCGGATTTTGCGGGGAAGGTTAAAGGGAGTTTAACGGAGAATCCACATATTGTAAAATATCGTGGGGGTTCTAACACTGCTTTAATTACACCTAATGATGTAGTAGCGGCAGAGGCTGAAAGTTACGTTCAACTTTTATCGTTAAACGGTGCACCGTTTTTCACGACACCAACTAGTAGTAACGGAGCATATGCCCAACACCTATTCTCCTTCAACATCATCGAACAAATCGAACGCAAACTAGGTCGTATTCCATCCGATACCGTAAGCGGAAAGGTACAGTGGATAAAGGATAATGTGAATTCATTACGTGTAAATTGGCATGGTTGGGGTTCGAGTGTTGGCGGAAATAGTGCGAGTTTATCAATGTGGGATGGTACATGGATAGCACCATTGTCACACCAAAACGGAACTGTAACAAAATTAACGAGATATGCAACTAGCATTTCTCCTTATGTCCAACCAGATGGAATGTTCCATGCGTTAGCCTACACAACCAACCCATCGGATTCCGTCACACCATCCCAATTAAATACGGATTTCATCGAAATGGAATTGGAATTAAAGTCTACTGCGGTGTTAGATACTAGACCGATTTTGACACGTATTGCGAATTTTGAGGGGAAAGTTAGTGGAGATTTAACGAGTAATCCGCATGTATTCAAAAGACTACAAGGCGGAGCGATTACAGGTCTACAAATACCTTCATCGTCAAATTTCACTGAGGAAGCACCATCATCTATCTTTTATCTGGATAACTCACCAAAGACTAATGCGTTCATAGGTAATGGTTGGCAAGCACAACACCTATTCTCATTCAACCTAATAGCAGAAATCGAAAACAACATCGGACGTATACCAAAAGCGACTACTGCGGAGAAGGTTCAGTGGGTTAAGGATAATGCTATGTTTATTGTAGATTGGCATGGTTTCGGTTCTTCAGTCGGAGGAAATACTGCTGAATTACGTTATTGGAAAGCGAACGGTACATGGTCGAGTTCTACAAGTCACAGTTTGTCAACTGTTGCTAAACTAACACGCACTTTTACAGACCAATCATTGATTAATGATAGCATTGGTATAGATGGGGTATTACACATTCTTGCTAACGCTTTAGCTAGTGATTCCGTTGTAGCATCAACCATCAACACCGACTACATCGAATTAGCCATAACCCTAAAACAAGGCGCAACCCTACACGACCCATTAGTTCCACTATTTGAAGTAGACGCAACCGAGTATACGAACATCTTGACAACATGGGATGAAGCTTCTGTTTTACAACGTTATCCGAAGGTCATGGGTAGTCAATCGTTGTCGAATCTAGCGGTGATTGCGGAGGGTGAGCAGTTATTAAAACCATTTAACGAGTGGGTTTCACAACACGCAAACCTAACAATTAAGTCACCTTATGAAACCGAATTAAATGCTACCGCAACAGAGCAAAAAAGTTATGATGACGTAAAAGCTTTACCTAACCAAACTTACACTTTTTCAAGACCAGATAACTCTACTAGTTTCTATTATGAAATTGCAGAGTATAACGAAAGTGGAACGTATGTAACAGGAAGGTCTTTGACAAGTGGTTCGGTAACATTTACTACCAACAGTGCAACGAGAACAATTAGAATTTTTACTCGAAACAATACAACAGGTAAATTTACATTTGTTCAACCGATGTTGTGTGTAGGTTCAATATCTAAACCATTCGTACCAAGAAACCCATCATACCTATTCGCACCTGTCAAACTAGGTCAAATAGCGGATAAAAAAGATATTTTAAATCGTCAAGATGGTCAATG